TTTTCCAAAATCATCTGAATAAGCTAGTGAATTTGTTCCTTGACCGACAGAAACCGCACGATTAAAACTTGAATTTCCAAATTCATTCCAGGAATTTCCATCGTGTCCTTCAAATCTATTGAGCGTTACATTATATCTGATATATCCTTGTACACCAGTAGGTCTTTCACCAGTTGTTCCAACTGGAATTTGAATAGCAGAAGATGTATCTACTACAAGATTAGAACCATCAAATGTCAAAAAGGAACTATCAATTATTTGACCACTTACACCTACTAAAACAATTCTTCCTTTAGTCAAATCACCAACTATTAAACTGGAAGTAATTGTTTCTCCGCTGACAGTTAAAATATTTGATATATCAACATTTTTATTGAATGAAGCATCACCCTGAACATTTAATATGGAACTAATATCAGTAGCACCAGCATTTAAATTACCAGAAATAAATGTGGTTCCAGTATCACCAGATATGGTGAATTGAGTTAAATCTTTACCAAATAAAAAGTTACCACTATCATCCATAACAGCGCGTTTATTACCTGCTGTATAGAATTCTAAATCATCATTATCAGTTCCTGCTGATGTTTCAGCAAGAATATATGTATCACCATCTACATCTTTAACACCTCCTAATGAGCCCCAATTAGTTCCATCAAATCCTTCGAATGTGCTATCTGTGATATTGTATCTGATTTGCCCTTGTTCGGCAGGTGAAGGTCTTTCGCCGGTTGTTCCAACTGGAATTTGAATTGATGAAGAAGTGTCAATAACAAGATTAGAACCATCAAATGTAAAGTTAGAAGAATCAACAAGTTGCCCATTTTCTCCAACAAAAACTACACGAGTATTAGTAAGATTAATTACACTAACATTTGAAAGTATAGTATCACCACTAACAGTTAAATTATTAGAAACATCTAATGATGAACTGAAGCTTGCATCACCGTGAACAACAAGACGATCTGAAATATCAACATTTCCATTAAAGCTAACATCACCTAAAACTTTAATAGTTGTAGCTGTAATTGAACCAGAAACATCTAAGTTTCTTTGGAATGAAACATCACCATTAACATATAAGTTTTCTGATACATCAACATCTTTATTGAATGAAGCATCACCTTGAACTTTTAATGTAGAGCTAATATCAATAGTACCTGCATTTAAATTATTTGTAATATCAACATTATTGTTAAAGGAAGCATCACCATAAACAGTTAATTGGTCAGATATATCAACATTACCATTGAATGAAACATCACCTAATACGGTGAAAGTTGTTGCTGTTAATCTTCCAGAAACATCTAAATTTCTTTGGAATGATACATCACCATTAACATATAAGTTTTCTGATATATCAACATTTTGATTGAATGATACATCACCATCAACAATTAAATCATTAAGTCTTAATGTACCAGAAATATCAACATTTTTATTGAATGACGCATCACCATTAACATTAAGTTGGTTAGTAATATCAACATTATTGTTGAAAGAAGCATCACCATTAACATTTAAATGGTCAGATATATCAACGCTTGAATTGAATGAAGCATCTTTTTCAACAAATAAACCTTCACTAATATCAACAGAGCCACTAACATCTAAACCAATATTAGTATGCCAAACATCATTAGGATATGAATAAGTAAATTTTTTATTACCAGATATTTCAATACCAGCACCATCAGTTTGACTTTGGTCTGTTGCGTTACTAGATAATAATATTCTATGGTCACTTATATCAAGAACAGAGGAATTAACTATTGTACTACTTCCATCAATTTGAAGACCACCTTTAATAATTACCATACCAGTATTATCACCATGACCAGCGGGATCAATAATAAAATTGTTAGAACCGTATAATATACCGCCTAAATGTAAGTTATTATTTATACTAGCATCGTTTACAACAACTAAACCTTGACCAGCACCATGGAATGTAGATTTATCCCATGCATCAAATGTTCCACTTATATCAACTTTATTTAAACAAGTATCTCCATAAACAACTAGTCTATCAGAAATATCAACATTTCCATTGAATGAAACATCACCTAATACTTTAAGACTTGTCGCAGTAAGTGTTCCTGAAACATCTAAATTTCTTTGGAATGAAACATCACCATTAACATATAAGTTTTCTGAAATATCAACATTTTTATTGAATGATACATCACCGGATACAACCATTTTATTAAGATATAATGTTCCACAAATATCAACATCACGATTAAATGAAGCATCATCATTAAATAATATTCTGTCACTTAAATCCCATCTATAATGAGGTGAATTTTTGAATACAAATGGTCTTATATGACCGTTTTGATCTTTAATTTTTAAACCACCAGATGTTAATACAGCAGGTAAATCTATAATAATATTGCTACTAACTTCTGTTGTAATACTATTAATAATTGTTTCGGTTCCTTTAACATGAAGGTCACCTCTAATAACAACAACACCAGAATTATCATTAGCACCAGGTAAAACTGGATCTAAATAAAGTACAGGTGGTCCATAAATATATGCGTCTGTTCCATTACCAATATACATATTTTGGCCATTAATACTAAGATCATTATAAAGAAGTAATCCAACATTACTATTATTGCTACCATGAATAATTGTCATTCCTGAAATATCTAAATTTCCATTAATAAAAGTATTACCTGTTCCACCAGAAATACCAAATAAGAATGGTAAATCTCCTTGTGAAATATCACCAAAATATAAATTACCAAATTCATCAATTCTTAATCTATGTTTTCCAAGTGTGAAGAAATCTAAAGCATTTAAGTCATCTTCTAATTCAGGAGTGATGTAAGTATCTTTATCAACATCTATAACTCCACCGAGTGTTCCCCAATTATTTTGATAGTATCCTTCAAATGTATTATCTGATATATTGTATCTAATTTGTCCTGTTATGGGTGGATTAGGTCTTTCTCCTAATGTTCCAACTGGAATTTGAAGACCACCAGATATATTTATAATTACATTAGAACCATCAAATGAAATAAAGGAACTATCAACAAATTGTCCGGAACTATCTATTAATATAAATCTTCCTATACCTTTTAATATGTCACTGAATCTTAAAGTTCCTGATATATCAACATCTCCATTTAATGAAGTATCACCATTAACAGTTAAATGATCACTAATATCAACATTTCCATTAAAAGAGGCATCACCATTAACATTTAATTGATCTGAAATATCAACATTTTGGTTAAAGGATACATCACCTTCAACTGTTAAGTCTTGAACATTAAAATTACCGGAAATATCAACATCTCCATTAAAAGAAGCATCTCCTAATACTTGAAGATGATCACTAATATCAACATTACCATTTAAGGAAGTATCACCTAATACATTAAGATGATTGGATATATCAACATTATTGTTGAATGAAGCATCACCATAAACAGTTAATTGGTCTGATATATCAACACTACCATTGAATGAAACATCTCCTAATACAGTAAATTCAGTTGTTATTAATCTTCCTGAAACATCTAAATTTCTTTGGAATGATACATCACCATTAACATATAAGTTTTCTGATATATCTGCATTATTAGATATATTTAAATCTTTACCCATAAATGTTTCATTAGTATAAACATTACCACTAAATTCCCATCTTTCATCAATATTACTCCAATAAAATTGTCTTAATATACCACAAACATCTAAAACTTCTATACCACCTCCTTTAAGTGTTTGATTATTAGCGTGTATTCTAATAATATTATCACTAATTTCTAAATTTTGAGTATTAATATATGTTGTATCACCTCTAACATCTAAATTACCTCTAATAACGACAGTTCCAATAGATGTTCCTGAAAAATCATTACCAGAAGGATCACCACCAGATGCATCACCAATTCCGTAGCTATGTGGATCAATAATAAATACTTCTGGTCCATATATTACACCACCCATACTTAAATCATGAAGAATCTCTACACTACAAAATGATTGATCGCAATCCCAACGACGTGCAAACATTTGATCTAAACTAGCATCAAAGTCATAAAATTGATTACTTGAAATATCTCCCAAAACATGTAAATCGTTTCTAACTATAACTGTTTCTGTTGATAAATCGATTGTATTTATAGGGTAATTATTCATTGTTTCAAATACGAATTTATTACCACTAAGATGTATCTTGGTCTTTTCGCCTGATACTCCTTCACAGCCTCCTAACCCAGACATGTTAATTAAAATAAAGATATATTATTTTAATGATACAATATTTATTAATTAGGTTATTTTTAATAAATATTGTAGTATAAATATAAATTTATAAATAGGGTATGTACTGCATAGTGTTGTTATCATAAATAGTTGCCTTAAATACATCATTATATCCTTCTACATAAACAGTATCTCCATTATAAACATTGTCACATCCTTGATCATTTGTGCAGCTTTTATTTTTAAAACTTATAGGTAATTTAATCATGTTATTTTTATCATTCATTGTATAAAAGTTCCATTTATCACGATTGCTAAATAATGGACGACCCATTAAAGGTAAAATAGTTTCAGCTCCATTTTCTCTAGTTAAAATTCCTACTTGTCTATAGTTTGTATCAATTGATTGTGTGGGTATATTAATTGGCATTTTAGGTCCATTATAATTAGTGTTGTTAAATATTCTATCATCTCTTAAAGGAGCAGTATATGGATTTAATAAAATATCATTTTTGTCTTGTTTTGTAAAATAAGCTGCTAATGGATTTTCATAAGAATTGCTTATAGTTTGAGTTTGTATAGAACTATCACAATTGCAGTTGATTTTGTTGCAATTGCAAGATTTTTTATTTAAAATATTATTATTTTTGATATACATAAATACTAAAATACTAGTAATTAATAAACCAAAGAATAAAAATGTGAAGTTTTCAATGCATATGATTCCAGCAGGGCATTTTTTTGGCATAGTTTATTATATATTATATAAGATTTAATTAAAAATTTTATATAATAATAATTATCTTGGTAAGTCTGGCACATTTGTTAATCCAGTATCTTGTTTAGTTAAATGTTTTTTATTTTTCTTCTTATTTCTTTTTTTATCATTTTCAATATCATTGTTTAAATCTTCATCTAATTCATCTACTTCATCTTCACTCAAATCAAAGTCTGAATCAGATTCAGAATCTGTATTATAATTTGGATTATCTTTAGCTGATTTTTGACCATCTCCCCAAGATTCTTCAAAATTTTTGGCGCCTTCTTTTAATATATTTTTTTTTACCAAATCATATAATATTATACCTGAATTGAATATAAATATTTTTTTATTTATTATTAAATAACCTACAATTAATGTTGAAAAATATAGAAATATTAGATAATAATCTTTATGTAAAAGACTATTAAATAAATATAAATAAGAAACTATACCAAATATTAATGTAATAGATGATTCATTTAATTTATAATTTTTCATTAAATTATGTTAATATTTTTATTTTTAGTTGTCATTATTAAATAATTTTGTTAAACCACCTAAATCTACCTTTGACATAGCACCTAAAGCATCATTTAAAGCTGGTGTAATTTCTTTTAAACCTTTTAATAATTCGGTTTGTTGTTTAACAAGATCTTTTGTAGCATTGCTCATTGATTTTATACCGTTATTACCAATTACTTTTTCTAAATTATCATATGCTGATTCCATTTTATCAGCTTTTCCTAATTGTTTTTGTAATTGGTCTTTATTTGGTAAAGTTAATTCACCAGGGCTTAATTTAAGTTTGTTTTGGTATCCTACTTTTTTTGAGGTTTTGTTAGTTTCATCTATTTTTTTTAATAAATCTTTGGCTTGATTGCTAATTTTGCCTATATTTTTTAAACTTTCGGGTTTTTTAGGGACATCACTGGGTTCTTTTTCTAATGGGCTTTCTTTATCGGCAGAATCAGCAGCAGATTTATTTATGGCGTCTAATTCTTTTATTATTTCTTCTTTTGTTTTTGTATCTTTTTCTGTAACTTCTTCTGTTTCTTCTTCTTCTTCTGTTTCTTCTTTAACTTCTTCTTCTTCTTCTTTAGTTTCTTCTTTATTTTCTAATCCTTCTTTTAAACCGAACATATTACCGAGGAAATTAAGTAATGTTGTAGAGATTAATCCAGTGGCGAGAACAACTGTCATATTTTTGGTGTGGAAGAATGTGATCATGGAGATTAAATAGAAGAATAATACAGTGCTGAATTCTTTATTCATAAGGTTACATAAAATATTGAGTAAGGAAACAAATGCGACTAAGTATAATACGAATTTGTTATTAATAGCTTTATTAAACATAGTTTTACTATTAAATTTAGATTTCATTTTATATATAATATAATATAAAATAAAATAAATTATATAAATAATTCTTTATATGGAAGGATTTCTTTTTCAAGAATATTAATTTTATTTAAAATTTTTTGAGATTGTATTTTTTTATCTAATTCGTCTAATTCATTTATATATTCTAAAATTTTGTATAATGCGTCACATTGTTTTTCTTTAGATTCTAATTTATATGCTAAAATTAGTTTTTTTTCTTCTAATTGTTTTTCAAAATCACTTTTTAATTCATCATTAGAATCATTGTAAGAATTTTTTAAAGAATTATATTCATTTATTATAGTATTTTCTTTTTCTATCATATTATGTATAGATTCTTCTATTATTTTATCATTTTTTGCGATTTCTGTACCAAATTCACCTAAATTATATATCATTTATTAAATATAAATAATATATTATTCTTAATTAGTTTTTATTTTTTTTACAATTTTCTAAATTTTCTATAACATTTTCATTTTCATTTTCATTTTCGTTTTCTGTTTTATTTTCAGTTTCTTCTTTATTTTCTTCGGTAGCTTCTATTTCGTTAAATAAATTCATTGACATAAGTAAATTTGTTATAACAATGGCAATTGCTAAAGCACAAAATACATTTTTACAGAGTAAATATAATACTAAAGCTGATGCTAACATAAATATTAAGGCTTTATATTGCTGATTAGATATATAACCAATTGATAAAATGATTGTTAAAACAATAGCAATATTGGTGATCATATCATTATTATTTAATTCAGAGGTAGTGCTTTTAATACTATTAGTAAATCTGTTGGAAAAACTTTTTAAACTTCTCATACTAAGTGACATAATTTATAATATAAGTTTATAAAATAATTCGTTTAAAATTTTAAAGAAGAGAGAAAAAAATATATTTTGAAATAATTTAAATATATATTAATATTATTATTTAGGATGAGCAAAAAAAATAATACCGAACCATTACTTCAAGACGATGAATCCCGCTACGTTATGTTTCCCATTAAAGATAAAGATATATGGAATATGTATAAAAAACAAGAAGATTTATTTTGGCGTGCTGAAGAGATTGATTTAAGTAAAGATATGAAGCACTGGGAAACCTTAAGTGGTGATGAAAAATATTTCATTTCTATGATTTTAGCATTCTTCGCAGCAAGTGATGGTATTGTATTGGAAAATTTAGGTATGAGATTTATGGGTGAAGTTCAATTAGCAGAAGCACGTGCATTTTATGGACTTCAAATTGCTATGGAAAATATACATAGTATTACTTATTCTACTTTAATTGATACATATATATCAGATAAGCAAGAAAAAATGAAACTATTTAATGCCTTAAATGAATTTCCTTGTATTAAAAAAAAAGCAGATTGGGCAATCAAGTGGATTAACGATAAAAAATCTAGTTTTGCTACTAGATTAGTCGCGTTTGCGGTTGTTGAAGGTATATTCTTTTCTGGAGCATTTTGTAGTATTTTCTGGTTAAAAAAAAGAGGTTTAATGCCAGGATTATGTTTTTCCAATGAATTAATTTCTCGTGATGAAGCATTACATACAGAATTCGCAGTATTATTACATAACAAATTAGAAAGACCATTAAGAAAACAAAAAATTGAAGAAATTATTAAAGAAGCTGTTGAAATTGAAGTTGAATTTATTAATGAAGCTCTCAGTTGTCGTTTAATAGGAATGAATAGTATGTTAATGCAACAATATATTGAATTTGTTGCTGATAGATTAGCGGTACAACTTGGTGGTGATAAAATTTATGGGTCGTCTAATCCATTTGACTGGATGGAAAATGTAAGTATTGAAAAAAAAACTAATTTCTTTGAAAGCCGTGTTGCGGAGTATAGTTTAGCTACAAAAATAGAAAATCCAGATGATGCTTTTAAATTTGATATGAATTTTTAATGAGAATTATATTATTTTCTTTAAATAGAAAAATAATATAATATAAAATGAACTTAAAGCCACTGCATGGTTTTTGCAGGTTTTTATTTTATTATGATAAATGGTAATAAAATAATTAAAGATAAATCTCACATTTTTTTGGGAAAATAATATTTGGCAAACTTTTTTCGGTTTTGGACATTTATTTTTGTCCATTTTCTAATTTCACGCTGACTTTGTCAAACTCAAAATTGGCAAAATTGGGTTTTTTCACTTTGTTACCATAAATCATAACATTTTTCTAATTTTTAAATTTTTTTATTTTTTTTTTTTTGAAAATTTCGAAAAAAAAGGGTTTAGAGACTTTTTTTTATCATAATATATTATGATAAATTCCGATCAAAAAGTAGCAAAAGTAGCTCCTAAATTCTATTGTGAAATTTGTGATTATGGATGCTCTAAAAAATATAATTTTGATAAACATTTATTATCCCTAAAACACAAAAAGAGCGAAAATATGACGAATTCCGATCAAAATATGATAAATTCCGATCAAAAAGTAGCAAAAGTAGCAAATGAAGAAGAAAATTATATTTGTGAATGTGGAAAAAAATACAAACATAAACGCAGCTTATGGTATCATCAAACAACTTGTAATTATGAACCAAAATGTGAAGAAATTAATAATAATAACTCTGGTATTACAAATGAAGCATTACAAATAATAGAAAAAAAAGATAAACAAATTGAAACATTAATAAATAAAATTATAGAAATAGCACCACAAATGGGTAATAATAATAATAATAATACTATAAATAATAATCAAAGTTTTAATATTAATGTATTTTTGAATGAGGAATGTAAAGATGCTATGAATATGAGCGACTTTATCAAATCAATTGAAGTTTCATTAGAACAATTAGATTATACAACACATAATGGTTTAGAAAAAGGAATAACAAAAGTAATAATGGAAAATATGAGTAAATTAAATGTAAATGAAAGACCAATACATTGTACAGATACAAAGCGAGAAACTTTATATATAAAAGATGATGATAAATGGGAAAAAGATAAAGATAAAACAAAGATAAAAGCAGCAATAAAGAAAGCATCAGGTAAAAATTATGAAGCGTTAAAAGAATGGACAGATGAAAATCCAGATTTTATGGAATCAGATGATAAACAATTATTTTATGCTCATAGTATATCAAAATTAGGAAAACCTATAAGTGGTGTAGAAGATAAAATAATAAAAACTTTATGTAATAATACTTATGTAAAAGATGATATTTAATTAAAGTTATGTATCTTTTATATTTAAAAAATACCTAGTATTCCAACGACTAGGAATATTTTTTAATGGATTTTGATGTGATTCGGCAGCACCTAATAATAAAGAACGCTCATGATAATCAATTTTTTCTGGATTTTTAATTTCATCAACATTAATAATTTTATCTTTTAATATTTTGTATTCTTCTGTGGTTTTATCTAATATATTAGCTTTTTCTAAATCTGCTAATATGTTATTATCAACAACAATATTTTTTTTTAATTCTTTAATAATTTTAGAATTGTATATAATTTCATTAAATACATTTCTTTCATTTTGATAATTGTCATTATTTATATTAGATTTTAAATGTAATAATAAAATTTTTTGGGGTCCCATATTATCAATAATTTTATTAATCAAATTGTTATTAGTATTAATTAATTTTTTTACAATATAATCAGTTAATAGTGGAGAGACTGTATTATTTTTATCATAATATTGAACAGCAATAGCCATATATAAATTGCCAAATATATCAGCCATATCACCAGAAAGCATTTGTTCTTTTTTAAGAAGTCCTCCTTTTAATGCAACAAAATTAGTTAAGCAAGCAAAATTAATAACTTGTTGTTTTAATGAATTATTATTAAAACTGAAGCTTTTAAAATAAAGTTTGAGAGAATGTTTAATAATATTATTGAATTCTTTTGTAAATTTATTTAAATCATCATTTAATACTGACTCTAATATAGGAAAAATATATGGATGTGATTTATTTAATCCTTGACCAAAAATAATGAGAGAACGAGTTAATGTATTAGAACCTTCTACTGTAATACCAATAGGAATACTTCTATAAAATTTTTCAATAAAATTGTTGTATCCGATACATATACCAGCGCCTCCATGTATATCTATTGCCTCATTAATAACAATTCTACCTCTTTCAGTACATTGTTGTTTCATAATGGCACTAATTACAGCGGGTGAATTACCATTATCTAATATATCATTAGTTAATGCTACTGATGATTGAATAATCCAAGTATTAAAAATAATTTTATTTATTTTTTCTTGTATAGCTTCCATTTTGGCTAGTGGCATTTTAAATTGGTCTCTTACTTGAATATAATTAAGTATTCCAAAAGCACAAACTTTGCTGCTAGCATTAGCCGTGGATGGTAAACTTATGCCTCTACCGGCTGATAAACATTCCATTAACATTTTCCAACCATTACCAATATTATCAGGACCACCTATTATTTGTTCAGGATCAATTAATATTTCTCCTTTAATTGTACCATTAGGAAATCCAGCATTCATAGGATTATGATGAGTATTTTGTATTAAATTAAGATGGTTTCTCTCAACAAGTGCTAATGTAACACCAGATTTATTTAATAAATTGTTAGGATCTTTCAAATTAAATGCTATTCCCATTAAATTAGCAACTGGTGCGAGAGTGATGTATCTTTTATTTAATTTAACTTTCATCATTAATTTATTATTTTTTTTTATAACTTCGCCTTCATCAATATTTCCAGTAGCATCAGAACCGTTATTAGGTCCAGTTAAACCGAAGCAAGGTATAAAATCTCCATTAGCTAATTTTGGTAAATAAAAATTTTTTTGTTTTTCTGTTCCATACATTGTTAATAATTCACCTGGTCCAAGTGAATTAGGAACCATAGTAGCTACACCTAATGCAGGTTCAACGCTAGATATTTTGGTTAAAATACTGGATAATTCATTAACAGATAATTTAATTCCTTGATATTGTTCTGAAATTAAAAAGCTGAAATATTTATTTGTTGAGAGATATTCAATCCATTTATTATTATTTTTATTGGGATATATAGGTGTTTTATCATAATTTTTAAATAATCTATTTAAATTTTCTTCTGGAAATTTATTTTTGTATTGAAATTTTTTTGGAAATTTAATTTTTCCTAATAAAATGTCTCTATCTAATGAAGTATTACCGGATTGTAAGGCTATTAGTTCTGTTTGAGATAATTTTGGTATCTTTGATTTAACAAAACTAAATAAATTACGATACATTGTTTATATATCAAAATAAATAATTTAAAGGTATTAATTTACTTAATTTAAATGTATAAAAATAAAAATATATTAATAACAGGTGGTTCTGGTGGTTTAGGCAGAAGTTTAGCTATGGCATACGCGAAGCAAGGTGGTAGGATTATAAATCTTTCAAGAAATACAGAAAAAATGAAAGAATTAAATGTAGATTTAAATAGAATAAATAAAGTAAATCATAAATTTTTTAAAGTAAATATTTCAGAATATTATCATATATCTATTGTAAAAAATGAACTATTAAAAGAAAACATATTACCAGATGTAATAATAAATAATGCTGCGGGTAATTTTTTAGCTCCTTTTGAAAAATTAACTCCTAATGGTTGGAATAGAATTATTGATATTGTTTTAAATGGAAGCTTTAATATCTATCATATTTTTGGAAAAACATTAATAGAAAATAATCATACTGGTGTTTTTTTAAATATTTCAACTACTTATGCTAAAAATAGTTCTGCGCTTGTTATACCTAGTGCTTGTGCTAAAGCGGGTGTAGATAATATAATGAAAGGTTTGACTGTTGAATGGTCAAAATATGGTATGCGTTTTGTAGGAATTGCGCCAGGACCTATTTATAATACAGGTGGTGCTGATAAACTGGATCCATTTAAAATATTTAAATATTACAACAAATATACAAATCCATCGGGACGAATGTGTTTTCCAGGAGAAATAGCAGATTTAGCGTTATTTTTAACATCATATAAAGCGGATTATATAAATGGTGAAATATTTAGAATAGATGGTGGAGAATGGATAAAAAATCAGGGTGAATTTTCATTTATAACAAATATGCCATTTTATAAAAAATTATTGAGTAAATAAATTTATAAATTATTAAAGTTTAATTAATAATTTATAATAAGTAAAATAAATTAAGTGAATAATTTAGTTCTGATATTAGTTTTAGTAGTTTTATTTTTTCTAGTTTTTTTTGATGATTTTTTTTTTGATGATTTTTTTTTTGATGAACTGTTTTTTTTTGGTGTTTTAGGTTTATTTAATTGAGAAAGTCTTTTGTTTGTAATAATTTGATTTTTAGATGGACTGGAAAATTTATTTTTAGGTGATAATGATTTAGAAATATTAATATCTGCTTTATTAAATAAAGGTAGAAGTTGCATTGAGCCAGTTCTTAATTTTGAAGGAAGTGTTCTAGATGACATAATTATATATATAATATAAATAAAATAAATTTATAGTATATATGAATAAAAAAAAAATAAATAGAAAAACTAGAAAAACTAGAAAAACTAGAAAAACTAGAAAAACTAGAACAATAAAATTAAATAAAGGAAGAGGGAAAAATAAAGGTTCTTCATCAAGAGAGCCTATTGAATCTACAAGAAGGTCAAGCAGATCTAGAAAAGCTCCTGTTAAATTTGTACCTGAAGATATAGCACCTAAAAAAAAAGAATCAAAAAAAGAACCGAAGAAAGAGGCACCTAGAAAACTACAAATGGAAAGTGGTATAATAAAAGATTCAACTTCTAAGTTTAAAATAAATCAATCCGCTATAGTTCATGGTTTATGGAAAAAATCATATGAAACTAGTATAAATGATAAATTTTTAGAATTATTAGAATCAAAAACTGGTAAGGTAGATACAAATGATAAAATATTGGATTCATATAAAGATTTGTTAAATATTATAACAGATCTAGATAATTTTTATGGAGAATTAAAATTAGAATTAAAAGTGCAAAATTATTTTATACCAGATTTAGATGTTAAATATTTTAAATGGAAGAAAAATAATGTAAAAAATTATTATGCTTATACAATATTTAGATTGTTATCTGTTTTACTAACTTATAACAGATTAAATTTAGATAATGTAAATAGAAAAATGAAGACAAGAATTGTAAATTTATTTTTAAATTTAGAAAAACGAAGTTGGTTAAAAACTTTGCCAGAAATTCAAAGAAATGGTTTAAAAAACATAATAGAATCTTTTATGGGTGAAGGTGAATACAGTGAAGAGGATGTATCTTTATTAACTGATGAAGATTTATTAAAGGCAGATATAGAATTAAGAAAAAAGCGCCGTTTGGAAACAGTATTAGAAGAATCAAAATAAATTGAACCTTATGTTAATATGATTATTTATATTAATAAAATATTTATATAAATAATTGTTGATAATAATATTAATAAATGTGTGGCATCACATTTTTTCTCTCAAAAAATAATTATGATATAATAAATAATATTTTAAATAGTTTAGAATTAATACAAAATAGAGGATATGATTCAATGGGAATATGTTATTATGATATTTCTAATAATAATTATAAAATAGAAAAAAAGGCATCAATAAACGATGATGATTGTTATGAATTATTAAGAGATAAATTTATGGGAGAATCAATAAATTCTTATATAGGTTTAGGTCATACTCGTTGGGCAACTCACGGTGGAAAAACAGATAATAATGCTCATCCACATATGTCAAATAATGGAGATATAATATTGGTTCATAATGGTATAATTAATAATTTTAATGAATTAAAGTCAAAATTAAAAGAGGAGGGTTATATTTTTAGTAGTGAAACAGATACAGAAGTTATAGCGAATTTAATAGAATATTATTTAGAAGATAATAATATAGAAGATGCTATAAATAAAACAATATCAGATTTGGAAGGAACATGGGCTTTGGTAATAATTTATACAAAAGAGATAGATAAATTTTATGTAACTCGTCAAGGTTCTCCTTTATTATTGGGTGAAGATGAAAATTATATAATTTGCACATCAGAAATAAATGGTTTTGCAGGTTTATTATATGACTATATAGTATTAAATAATCACGATATTATAAAAATATATGATAATAAATATGAATCAATAAGTAAAAATAGTTATACTTTAAAAAAAATAACAAATAATGAAATAGTAAGCAAACCAACTGAATATAAACATTGGATGATAAAAGAAATAATGGAACAACCAGAAACAATACAAAAAGCTTATAATAATGGTGGAAGAATAATAGATAATAATATAAAATTAGGTGGTCTAGAACATTTAAAAAATAATTTATTAATAGAACATGTAATAATTTTGGGATGTGGAACAAGTTATAATGCTGGTTTAATTGGTGAATTATATTTTAATTCTACAAATAATTTTATAAGTACAATTTGTTATGATTCAAATGAATTTACGGAAAAGAATTTGCCAAATGTAAAAGATTATTCAAAAGTATTATGTTTATTTTTGAGTCAGTCGGGAGAAACGATTGATGTTTATAATTGTTTAAAAATTTGTAAAGATAAAGGTTGTTTAAATATGGGTGTTATAAATAAAGTGGATTCGTTAATAGCAAGAAGTGTAGATTTTGGTGTATATTTAAATGCGGGTTCAGAAATATCTGTTGCTTCAACAAAATCATTTACATCAATGATAATAGTATTATCTTTAATCCAAATGTGGTTTGTAAATAATAATTTTAAGAATGAAAGAAAGTTGGATAGTTTAAGGTTATTATCAAATAAAATAAAAAGTGTTTTGAATGATGATATATTTTTAAAATCTATAAAAAATATAAGGGATTATGTATTAAAAAATGAAGTAAATAATATTTTTATTTTGGGGAGAAATAAATTGTATCCAGTAGCAAGAGAAGGTAGTTTAAAAATAAAAGAAGTTTGTTATATACATGCTGAGGGGTTTTCAGCGGGATCATTAAAACATGGTCCTTTTGCTTTACTAGATGAAACAAATTTAACAATTTTACTAATAGATTATAATGATAATTATAATTCAATAAAATCAACATATTATGAGATATTAAGTAGAAATACCAATATAGTAGTTATAACAAATAATATATTAGTATTGAATGAGTTAGAAGTAAAAATGGGAATTTTATTATATGATTTAAATTATTATAATGAGATATTATTTATTATAGCATTACAATTTTTAGCATATGAAATATCAATAGGAAAAAAAATTAATCCAGACAAACCAAAAAATTTGGCTAAAGTAGTGACAGTTGAGTAATTATTTTGTATGTTCCACCATCCAAACTACTATCATTATAAATAAGGTGCCTATATTATCTAAAAATTGCAGAGATTCAACAGCATAATTACATATCCAGGTTTGTTCATTATTATAACCCCATTTTACTATTTCAGCAACAACATCTGTTACAGGATTTGCTATATTATAATCAACATCTGCAAGTTTATTTGCTGCAAATATTGTTATTGGTCTTGGAATATTAATAATAAAAGTCATATATATTTATTAGTAAAATTAATTTTATATATATATATAAAATTAATTTGATAAAATATAATAATGCTGAATAAATTTTTTTCAATATATAGATGGAACCCAAGCAGTAATTTAAAACCAGCTATGCAAAAATATAATGTTGATATAACAAAATGTGGTCCTATGATATTAGATGTTTTAATTAAAATAAAAAATGAGATAGATCCAACTTTAACATTTAGACGATCTTGTAGAGAAGGAATATGTGGTTCTTGTTCAATGAATATAAATGGTGTGAATACATTGGCTTGTTTATGTAAAATTCCTAGTTCAAAGGAAGTAAAAATTTATCCTCTACCTCATATGTATGTTTTAAAAGATTTGGTGCCAGATATGAGTAATTTTTATGAACAACATAAATCAGTTCAACCATATCTTATTAATAATAATAGTGTATTAAATGTAGAAAATTATCAATCTAAGAAAGATAGATCTAAATTGGATGGTCTTTATGAATGTGTTTTATGTGCGTGTTGTTCTACTTCTTGTCCATCTTATTGGTGGAATGGAGATGAATATTTAGGTCCAGCAGTATTATTACAAGCATATAGATGGTTAATTGATTCAAGAGATAAAAATACTGTAAATAGATTGAAATTTTTAGATGATGTTTTTAAACTTTATAGATGTAAAACAATAATGAATTGTTCAAAAACGTGTCCTAAACATTTAAATCCAGGAAAAGCTATTGCTGAACTGAAAATGTTAATGGATCATTAAATAATATTTATTTTTTATTCATAAATCTATTCATATCAAACATATTTCTGGCATTCATTTTTTCTAATTGATTAGTTTCTATTTTATTATTTTTATAAATATTTTGGGTATAAAATTCGTTATTATTGGGGGTTTTTAAAGTTTTAAATTTAGATATATTAATAATAAATTCATTAGTTTTTTTAAAATTATTAGTTTTTTCAGAATTATTAAGAATTTCATATTCTAAATTATTGATAGAATTTAGATTATCAATCAACAAATTTTTATTATAATCATCGGGAGAACTATTTTGTATTAATCTATTAGGAGAATCATATAAGTGTATAATATTTTTATGATTTATAGGATAAAATTGATTTCTATCAATATGAAGTTGTTTATTTATTACTCTTTTGTTCATTTCATTATCTTCAATACCCCATCCCCAAATATTAGGAAATCCATTACATTTTTCAAAATCTTCTCCAATGATTGAAAAGATACCTCCTAATGCGAATTTAAATCCATAAAAATGTTTTACAGTGCCTTTTGTAGTATTATAATTTAATAAATTTTTTTTAGAAGGCATAGTATCAATATCATTAAATACAAATGTAATATTTTTATAATTATTGGGATATTTATTTTTAATAGCTAAAAAGCCGATATTTTTAGTTGCGCCTCTATTGAATGGTAATCCTAATGGTTGATGTGAAAAGTATATTTCATAATCTTTATCAGGAATATCTTCCATAATATATTTCATATAAATAGAAAAATGTAGTTTTTCTTTTTCTCTATCTCTATATGGTATAATAAATACAAATTTAGGTATATTATCAGTCATTTATATAATAATTTATATTTATAATTTATTATATTTATCTCAATTACAGTATTTTTTTAGTATTGTTTTTGGAATTAATTCATCTTTATGTTGTTCTAATTTTTTATAACATTTGTTTATAGTTACTTCAGATATACGAGATGTAGCATTTATACTACTTTTAGGAATATTAAGATTACAGATTTGTGATACAAAATATATAATACCACCAGCAATAGAATGAGGTGTATTTTCAGGAATTAAATTTTTTTTTTCTATTTTATGTGCAATGAATTTGCATAAGTTAGTTAATTCATTATTAATATTTAATTTACTACAATATCTTTCAATAAATGAAAGTGGTGTTGTTTGATTTAATTGTATAATATCTTTTGATGCACTATTTTCCTGTTGTAATTCATTAATAATAGCAAGTGCGTTTTTACATCCTTTTGTTGCGCTTGTATTGTCTAAATTAAATATATCAGCGATTTCTTTTGCGGATCTAGGATAATTATTAACACGGCAAGATATATAAATAGACGCAGATATAATACCATCACGATTTAATCCTCTAAATGTTTTAGCTTCGGATATTTGTTTATGATATCTAGTTGCGTCATCGATAATCATTTTAGGAATACCAGCATTTTGTGCTATAATAGTAATTAATTGAAATTCATCATATTGAGATTTTTCTTTATAGGGCATAGATTGCCAATCAGTATATCTTTTAATTTTATGCATTTCATAACTAGATTTAGATGGACATAATACTTTACAACTATATGAAGATTCTTGAAGTAAAGGATTAATAGGCATTCCACATCTTGTAGGATCACTATTATGATTATCATCTACTCCATAAAATCTCCATTCTGGTGATTGATCTAAATTATCTTTGTAAATCATACCACATTTTTTATTAGGACATATTTGAAATCCATCATCGCCTACAAATAAATGAGTTTTACAGGTAGTGCATAATTCGTTATCTATAATATTTTCGTCATTATTAGTTCTATATACACATTCAAATTTTTGTTTATTATTTTCATTAAATTCTTGATCAAATAAATTCCATAGTTTATTAATATTTTTGTTATTTTTAGATGTTTTTTCTCTGTTTTTCTTTGTAGTATTATTTTCATTAATTATAAATTCATTTCTTTTTATGTCTTCCATTTAATTCTTTCAAATATAATAATAATTATTATTTAAACTAATTTAATAATAATTATTATCAATTTTATAATAAATAAATTATATTTACTTATAATAATATGGATTTATTAAATAAATATTTTAGTGAAATTTTTTCAACCAGTTCATCTAAATCTCAATTAGATAATAAAACGAATGAGCAATTAGATAAATTTATAAAAGAATCATTTATTTATTATTTAAATAGATCATCTTTATTTAATAATTATGTAAAAGTTTATGAAAACAAAGGTGATTTTAAAAACGAATGTAAAGATTTATATATATTATCTGAAACTTTATACAAAAAAGCTATAAAAAAAATAAATATACCATTTGATATAAAATTTAAAAATAAATCTTTTAAGGATAAATCACTTTACATTTTTAATTTAAATGATATACATAATGATGATTTTATTTATAAGGGTTCAAAAAATAATAGAATTGTTAAACCTATCAAACAAAAATTCTTGTGTAAATTAGTGGCTATTATATTTGTTAAATTATATATTTTAGTTAAAGGTATTTATACAACTTTTAATCATAATTTAGATTATGATTATATACAAAAAAATATAAGAAAGCAACAAGAATTATTGGGAGAAAAAACAGGTCAAATATCAGAAGAACCATCAGAAGAGCCACCTATTGAAGAACCTTCTATTGAAGAAACACCTATTGAAGAACCACCTATTGAAGAACCACCTATTGAAGAACCACCTATTGAAGAACCACCACAGGAACCATTAGAAGAAAGTACAGGTAATTTATTTGAAGAATCAACTGATATTACAAGTGATTCAAATAGTGATAAATCAGAAGAATTAGTAGGTGGTGGAGTTATTGATGATACGGTTGAATATATAGTTAATTTATTTAATAGAAAAAATGATGATGATGACGATGATGATGATGAAGATAATGAAGATGTAGATAATGAAACAAGTAATATGAATGAATATAAATCATCAGAAGACGATTCAAGTGATTTATTAGAAGAAGATATAAATAAAAAAGAGGTAACAAAGCAAATTATAAATATAAATTATAATAATGTATTTTTTGCTTTTATAAATTCTATATGTGGTAATGAATCTTATAATGATCTTGAAAATAAATTTAATTTACCAACAAATTTAGATATTTTAACAAATAATTTAAAAAAATCAAAAATATTTGATGTGTTATGTGATAATAATAATATTTATTCTGCTTTTAAAAAGAATAATATATTATTCAATGAAAATAATTTAAGTGATATATATAAAAATTCAGATCGTTTATTAAATAGTATTAAAGAAATAGAAAAAAATTTGGATTATAAATATTATGGTGATGAAATAAAAGATAAAACAAATGATTTAAAAAATTTATTGGAATCATTTGATAAATATAATTCTTTATGTTATAAATTATCTACTGATTTTGAAATAATAGATAAAGAAAGAATTTTTGAGAGAATAATGTTATTAGTAAGAAAAATGATAGAAGATTACACTACACTTCGTAATAAATTATATAAGGATATAATTTCAAAATTATTTATTTTTGAAGATAAAATAATAAAATTGCAGAATGAAAATGAAGATGTTGAGAGAAAATTAAAAGTAATAGTAGATATGAAAGATACAGTAACATATAAAGAAATAATTAGATTAACAAATAGTGCTAAACTTATAACATTGGATTTATATACACAATTTTTTGAAACCTTAAAAGAACTATTTGATTTATTGAAAATGAGTGGCATAATTATAGCAGGTGAAACAACAAATGACGAAGATTCTATGAACAATACAGAAAATGTATCAATTGAAGAACCATCAGAAGAACAATCAGAAGAACAATCAGAAGAACCATCAGAAGAACCAACAGAAGAAATAAAGGAAGAACCAACAGAAGAAATAAAAGAAGAATCGCCTATTGAAGAATCAGATGAAACAATTATTAAAGAACCTACATCAGAAACACAAGAACCTACATCAGAAACACAAGAACCTACATCAGAAACACAAGAACCTACACCAGAACCCACATCAGAAACACCAGAACCTACATCAGAAATGCGAGCGCCTATATCAGAAACACCAGAGCCTACATCAGAAACACCAGAGCCTACATCAGAAACACAAGCGCCCACATCTAAATTAGTAGGTGGAAAAAATAAAAAACGTAATAGAAAATCAAAAAAAAGAAGAACTAAACGTAAGCGTTCTCTCAAAAAACATAGAATGAGTAAAAAAAAATGAAACTTTTAATATTTTTCTCTCGGATTTAATTTTATATTTCGAAAAAAAATAAAATTAAATTTAAAAATTAATTATTTCGAATATTATTTGTGAAGATTTAATTATGCATTTATATCTAATTTCTTTAACAAATTGTTCCCGTATATTAAATTTCCAGATGGATTATATGATTTAATATCTTTAAAATCTGTATTAGTTTTCTCTCGCGCGGTCTTAACAGTTTTATTATTAGTAAATAAGTTATTATAATTATCTTTATCTAGTGGATCATTATCATTATCATTATTATTAGTCCTAGTTTTATCTATTATATTACCATATTCATCTACATCATTACCTGTTTTTTTTTTAATTTCACTTCTAACATATCCTGGAACCCATTGTTTCCAACTAATAAATAAAAGATTAGGATGTGTATATCTAACAACAAAACCATTTTCTCTCAATTTTTCTATAACATATGCTGTGCAATCTTTATAATCATATTTAGGAATTCCAATCATCATTTCTGGCATAACATACCAACAACATTGATCATTAATTAATTGTCTTGATACATATTTAATTTTATTATGAATTCGCACTAATATTTTATTATAATTATTTAATAAATTAAGATCTTGTTGTTGTTTTTTTGCAAATAATTCATCCATATTTAATTTGAGTGATTGATCTTCTATATCAGATTTATCATTAAAATTGTATAGTGAATCATTCATAATTATATAAATTAAATATAATTTATTATTTAATTTATATTTTATATTAAAAATATTTATATAAAAAAATTAATGACTATTGAACATATAGTTTTGGGAGCAGGTGGTCCAGTTGGATTAGTAAGTTATGGTATTTTGAGAGAATTAACAGAAAATAATTTTATTAAATATGAAAATATAAAATCCATATATGCTACTTCAATAGGTACATTTATTGGATTAATATACATTTTAAATATTGAATGGGATTGGATAGATGATTATTTGATAAAAAGACCATGGGAACAATTACTTAATTTTACATCAAATGACTATTTAAATATAATAAATACTAAAGGGTTATTAGATGAGAATTTTTTTATAGAATTTATAAAACCATTATTATTAACAAAAGATTTAAGTATAAATATAACATTAAAAGAATTATATGATTTAACAAATATAGAATTTCATTTATTTACTAGTAATTTAAATAAGTTTGATAAAGTAGATTTAAATTATAAAACATATCCAGATTTAGAATTATATAAGGCATTAATGATGAGTTCAAGTATTCCTATTTTTATACAACCACCATATTATAATAATGAATTTTATTTAGATGGTGCGATATTTACAGCAAATCCAGTAAATGAATGTCTATTAAATGAAAAATGTGATAAAGATAAGATTTTAGCATTAATAAATGATAAAAAGAATATAATAGATTATAGAACAAATTTTGTAAGAGATGAAAATGATGATAATATAATTTTTAATACAAATATAAATGAAAATATGAATATATTACAATTTATTTTATATATGTTAAAGATATTTTTCAACAATGTAACACATATAGTAACAGGTGTTGAAAAAGTAGAAAATACTATAAATATAGCTTTAACTCAAACAAGTGTAGATTTGGCCTATTGGAGACATGTATTAACACAAGAAGAAGAAAGATTAAATTTAATAAATGCGGGAGTAGATCAAGCAAAGAAATTTATGGAAAAAAATAAGGAAGAAAAAAATAATGAAGAAACAAATAATTTAGAAAATACTGATAAAGATATTTAATTAATACTAGTTTCTAAGAAATCAACTAGGTGTTGTTTATCTGGTTTTGCATCATAATCATATGTTTTACCTTTGTGTATTAATTTAATTGTAGGATAACCTTCAACATTATATTTATTAGCCATTTCAGGTTTTTTATCACAATCAATGGTAAGTAAATTTATTTTATAATCATTAGTATTATTTACATTTTTAACATATTCTTGAAATTTATCCCATTCAGGTTTAGCTTTTTTGCAATATGGACACCATTCAGTAAAGAAATATATAATAAGAACATCATTTTGTTCAGAATCATCTGATTTGCCTCTAAATTCTTTATTTAAAAGATGTTTATTATCAATTTCAGGTTTAATATAATTATTATAAGCAAAAATAGCCATTGCAATAAAAATTAATATTAAAAATAAAATAAAAATAAGAAATAATTTATCAGAAAATGCTCTACTGAAAATTAATTTAAGTGTTAATAATCTATCTTCAAAAAAATTACGATTCATATATAATATAATATAATATATTTATTTTTTATTATCTATACTTATTATAATATGAAAAATAAAACTTTGAAAAAATCATTAAAAAAAAATATAAAAAAAACATATACAAAAAATGATTATAAAAGTGGAGATGGAATGGTAACTGCAACTTGGGGGCCTGCTATGTGGCATTATTTACATACAATTAGTTTTAATTATCCAGTAAATCCTACAAAACATCAAAAAAATAAATATAAACAATTTCTTCTAAATTTACAACATACATTACCTTGTAGATATTGTAGAATAAATTTAAAGAATAACTTTAAAAAATTTCCATTAAAAAAAGAATTTTTTGAAAGTCGTGATAAATTCTCTCGCTATATTTATAGTTTACATGAATTAATAAATAAGATGTTAGGTAAAAAATCCGGTTTAACATATTGTGAAGTTCGTGATAGATATGAAAATTTTCGTTCAAGATGTACTGTTAATACACCTAAAATTTTTAATTTTAATAAAACAAAAAAACAAAAAGAAAAGGGTTGTACTACAGCATTATATGGTAATAAAGCAAAATGTGTTTTAAGTTTTGTGCCAGCAAGTAAAAAATGTAAAACATTAAAGATAGATAAAAAATGTTTAAAAAAGAAAATTTATATTGATAAATAATTTAATATTTTTATATTATATAAATGGCTCCCACAAGACGCAATAGAAGAAAAAGTAAAAAAACAGCTCGCAGAAGAAGAACACAAACTGGTGGTTTTGTTTTAAAACCATTAAGATTTGTATTAAATTTATTTAATAAAACAACAAAAAGAAGAAAACAAATTG